TGAAGATCTTGACAACATTTATGGCAGGCTTGGTCGCCCAGAAGCGCCAGATGGTTACGAGATCAAAGCAGACGGCAACGTAATTACAGAAGATGTGGCAAGCCAATACGCTGATATTGCTCACAAATTACGACTAACGCCAGATCAGGCGCAAGGTGTGCTTGAGTATTATCGCTCTACTGTGTCCAACTCTGCGGAACAAATGCAGCAGGCGGTGGCAGACCAAGCGTCTAGCACTGAAGCTGAACTGCGTCGTGAGTGGGGCAACAACTACGATGCCAAGCTGAATGCTGCATCTGGTGTTGCGCGTGAGTTTGCTGGCAGTGATGTCCTAGACATGCAGTTGTCAGATGGCACGCTTGTTGGCAATCACCCTGCGTTCATCAAGGCTTTTGCAGCTATGGCAGACTTTAAGTCTACTGTGACTAGCGAAGACAGCATTGATGGTGCGTCAGCAAATTACAACATGACGCCGAAACAAGCGCAGACTGAGATTGACGCAATCATGAATGATAAAAGCCATGCGTATTGGGACAGTAAGAATGTCACTGCACGGCAGAATGCCATCAATCATGTTCAAGAATTAATGAGCATGATCCATGACAGATGAGGAGCGAATTGAACTGCGTTTAGAGTGTCTTAGGATAGCGATTGAATTTGGCACACAACGTGATATTATGAATCCAGCCCACATGGCACAAATGTACTATGATTGGGTGGTACAGGGTAGCGGTGAAAGCCGTCCTGATGACAGCCGGAAAGACGGCGGCTTGACGCCAGCCAAAAAGGCTAGGAGTGTCCGAAAGGGTAGCACACCGCAAATTGCCAAAATGTAACTGTAGTTAGGAGGTAGGCTAATGTCTACAAACGTCACTACGGCATTTGTGCAACAGTATTCTGCAAACGTGCAGATGCTTTCACAGCAGATGGGTTCCCGTTTGCGTGATGCGGTTCGCGTTGAGAATGTTGTTGGTAAAAATGCCTTTATCGACCAGATTGGTTCGGCTACTGCTGCCTTGCGCACCAGCCGCCATGCCGATACTCCCCAGATGGACACGCCCCATGACAGGCGTCGTCTGAGCCTTGCGGACTATGAGTACGCAGATCTCGTTGACGACCAAGACAAGGTGCGGATGCTCATCGATCCGACTTCTTCTTATGCACGCGCTGCTGCCGCAGCAATGGGTCGTGCAATGGATGATGTCATCATCACTGCTGCAACAGGAACTGCAAGTACCGGCGAAACTGGTTCTGGCAGCGCATCGCTTGACGCAACAGCAAACTCGGTTGGTTCTTCATCGTCTAACGATGGCCTGACCCTTGCCAAGCTGCGTGAAGCAAAGCGTAAGATGGATCTCAACGACGTTGATCCGTCCATCCCGCGTTACATTGCAGTAGGCCCGAAGCAGATTGAAGATCTTCTTGGCGACACAACAGTCACCAGCAGCGACTTCAACACTGTGAAGGCACTCGTACAAGGTGAGTTGGATACCTACATGGGCTTCCGCTTCATCATGTCCAACCGTCTGTCCGTGGACTCTAACGATATTCGTAAGTGTTTTGCTTGGGCAGAAGACGGTCTGACTCTTGGTATTGGCAAGGACATCAGCGCACGCATTGATGAACGCGCCGACAAGGGATACGCAACTCAAGTCTATTACTGCATGAGCATCGGATCGGTGCGCATGGAGGAAGACAAGGTTGTTCAGATCTTCTGTGACGAAACCCCAGACTAAGAGGAGAGATGAATCATGACGACCAAAAACTCGACTCTTGTAGCTAACTTTGAAGCTTCACCACAGGTCTTTAGTGACTCGCATGAGTTGCATGGCGTCCTGCGTGTGGCACAGGGTTCAATCGCGCTTGCAGCAGGTGACAGCACTGACGATGATATCGTGATGCTGGTGCCTTTGCCAACCAACTCATCCATCACTGCCTTGCAGGTGGCGACTGATGCTTTGGGCGGTAGCTGTACGTTTAACGTAGGTTTGTACCAGACAGACGGCACAGTTATAGATGAAGATCTATATGCAACGTCCGTTGCTGATGGCACAACTGCTGTTGCGGATGTCCGCACTGAGGCTGCTGATATTAACACTATCGGTCAGCAGCTTTGGCAAGACGCTGGCGCTAGTAGCGATCCAGGTGGATACTACTATGTAGCTGCAACTTTCAATGCAACTGGTGGCACTGGCGGCGATATGTCGTTCATCATCCACTATGTTGTAAACTAATATTGAGGGGGCGGTACGCCGCCCCTTCTACTTATTGAGAGGTGTGTGATGCCGTCTGTCGTTGATATCTGTAACGAAGCTATGGATCTGCTTGGTGCAGATACGATTACGTCACTCACTGAAAATTCCAAAGAAGCACGTTTGTGTAACAGGCGGTTTGATACAGTAAGAGATACTGTTTTACGTTCACATAACTGGAACTGTGCTATTTCAAGGGCGGCACTTGCACAAGATGCAACTGCGCCATCTTTCGGCTTTACATACCAGTATACGCTGCCAACCAATCCTTTTTGTTTGCGTGTCATTTCCTTCTGGAATGCAGAGGTAAACAATGAAGTGGCGGCTTATAACAGTAATAAAATGTTTAAGATTGAAGGCCGCAAAGTGCTTTCTAACGAAAGTTCATGCAGCATTATTTATGTAGCTAGGGTTACGGATACAGAAACCTTAGACAGCCTTTGTTCAAGCGTAATAGCGCATAGATTAGCTAGTGAAACTGCGTATGCAATTACCGGCAGCAATAGCGTTGCACAAGCAACATTCCAGTTATACCAGCAACGCCTTAACGAAGCGCGTGGTATGGATGCCGTAGAAGGTTATCCAGAAAGAATCGAAGCTGACGAGTTTATAGATGTAAGGCTATAACATGGCGCGTGTTTCTACTATTATAACCAACTTTCGCGCCGGAGAGTTTTCGCCCCGTCTTGAAGGTCGTATAGACCTACAGAAATACAATGAGGCGGCAAAAGAACTAACCAACATGGTGAGTTTTCCGCAGGGTGGCATTACACGCCGTCCTGGATCTTACTATGCGGGTGCATCAAAGGATGGCGGCAAAGTCAGGCTGGTAAACTTTGAGTACAGCGACGAACAGGCGTATGTGCTGGAGTTTGGTGCCAACTACATCCGGTTCTTCAAAGATGGCGGCATTCTAACAGAAGCTACCAAAACCATTACGGGAGCAACGGCGGCAAACCCTGTTGTGGTAACGGCAAGTTCTCACGGGTATGACAACGGGGATCGTGTCTTTATCAAAGATGTTGTTGGGATGACCCAACTAAACAATCGTGAATTTACAGTAGCCAACAAAACTACTAACACTTTTGAGTTATCAGGAATTAATGGCAGTGGTTTTACAGCATACAGTAGCGCAGGAACATCTGGTAAAATTGTAGAAGTAACAACCACTTACTCGGTTACAGAAATTTTTGAGTTAAATCATGTGCAGTCTGCTGATGTGCTGTATCTTGCGCACAAAGACCATGAGCCAGCCAAGCTGACACGCACAACGGCTACTAGCTTTACTTTGGCTGATATAGATTTTATCGACGGGCCATACCTAGATGAAAACACAACGACAACCACTATTTATGCGTCAGCTAATACTGGCAGTGGCATTACCATAACAGCGTCTGCAAGTGTGTTTGCGTCTGCTGATGTGGGGCGTTTGATTAGGTTGCGTGAGGTTATTGAGGTTCAACACGACGAATGGGCGGCAAGCACCAATTATGCGCAAAATGATTTGGTGCGGTTTGGTAATAATGTATACAAAAAAACTGATAGTGGTACGGATGCTTCTGGCACATCGCCGCCTGTACATCTTTCCGGCTCTGAAACCTATGGTGATATAACTTGGGCATATCAGCATAGCGGTTCTGGTTATTTGCAAATCACAGGCTATACCAGCGCAACGGTTGTTACGGCTACCTTCAAAAATACTAATGGCGTTTTGCCAGCAAGTGTCGTTGGCAGCGGCACACCGACAACCCGTTGGTCATTGGGTGCCTTTGGGGGAGATCAAAAGTTTCCGCGTGCTGTAGCATTCTATGAAGAGCGTCTGTACTTTGCTGGCACCACAGGTCAACCACAAACCATCTTTGGGTCGGTAAGTGCTGACTTTGAAAACCATACACCAGGAACCAATGATGACGATGCTATTAACATTACTATTGCCTCAGATCGTGTCAATGTAATCAAGCACTTACTGCCAGCGCGGTTTCTTCAGATTCTGACTACAAGTTCTGAGTTTACGCTGTCTGGTGGCACTGGTGCAGAACCTGTAACGCCTACTAACGTCAACGTCTTGCGTGAGACTACGTTTGGCACATCTAATATTCGGCCAGTGCGTGCTGGCAATAGCACAATCTTGTTGCAGAAAGGTTCTGAACGGGTCAAAGAGATCACGTTTGATCTGGATACTGATGGCCTGCTGGGCGTGGATTTAACTATTCTGGCAGAGCATGTGGCCAGTGGTGGCCTAACAGACATGGTTTGGCAGCAGGAGCCAGAGTTAATTCTGTGGTTTGTGCATAGTGATGGCACCCTTGTAGGGCTTACCTATGACCGCGCTAATGGCGCTGTAGGCTGGCATCAGCATCCGTTAGGCAGTAGTGGTGTTGTTGAAAGCATCACGTCAATCCCAAGCGGTGCAGAAGATCAGGTGTATGTTTCTGTAAAGAGGACAATCAACAGTTCTGTTGTGCGCCACATCTGTTATTTGAAGCCCATTGATTTTGGTTCTGATATTGAAGATGCGTTTTTTGTAGATAGTGGCCTTACCTATACTGGCTCTGACACAACAAGCATTACTGGTCTAAATCACCTAGAGGGTGAAACTGTGCAGATACTGGCAGATGGGTCCACACATCCAGATAAAACTGTTTCTGGTGGCGCAATCACTCTTGAGCGTAGTGCTGGCAAAGTGCATGTAGGTTACAATTACAGTTCATTCGTTGAAACCCTGCGCTTAGAAGCTGGCGCAGAAGATGGTGTTTCCCAAGGTAAAATCAAAAGAATACATGGTGTTACGGTAAGGTTGCTTAATAGCGTGGGCGTTGAACTTGGCCCCGACACAAACAATCTTGACCGCATACCGTTCCGCGACAGCAGTATGGCAATGGATACAGCCGTGCCTATGTTTACAGGCGATAAAGAAATTTCGTTTCCATCAGGTTACGACAATGATGCGCGGGTGGTGGTACAGCAGTCCCAGCCATTGCCCATGACTATCCTTGCAGTTATGAGAAGGTCGAACACGTTTGATGCTTAGATTTTTGCCGTTTGCTCAAGAGCATGTGCAACACATTAAGTTAATGTTTGATCTTTCTGAGGATGGCCGAAAGGCATTAGTCGAGCATAAAGATATAAGGGGCTACACACTTTTTGAGGAAGATGTTGTGCTTGGAATTGGTGGCGTACACAACATATGGCAGGGCGTGGGTGAGGCGTGGCTGCTGTTAGGCAGGGAAGCGTTTGCGCGGCCCAGAACTGTAGCGCGACATACGGTCAATATGTTTGACCACTTGCAAGAAGAGTATAGGTATCAGCGCATCCAAGCAAGCATTGCAGTAAAAGATGTAAAGGCCAAAAGGTTTGCAGAATGGCTTGGTTTTGAAAATGAGGGTATAATGAAAAAATATGGGCCTGATGGTTCAGATTACTATCGTTATGCAAGGGTGATGTAATGAATCCAATGACGATTGCAGCAGGGGCGTCAGCAGCCAGCGCATTCCTTGGGTTCAAGGGCAACCAAGCATCAGCGCGTGCAGCGGAGGAAACAGCAGAATACTCGTCTGCAAAGATTTTGAATGAAGCTGTTTTGTTGCAGCGTGCAAAAATTGACCAAGAGGCTAATCTGCGTCGGTCAAATGACCGCCTCACTGCCTCCCAGACAGTGGCTACGGCAAAGTCTGGCATTGAAATGTCGGGCAGCCCGTATCTTGCTTTGGCCGATAGTTACTTTGCTATGGAGCGTGATGCACTGCGCATCCAATACGCATCTGACATCGAACAAGCCGATGCAATGGCAGAGGCAGCTATGAGCCGCGCCAGTGGCGCAGCGCGTGCATCAGGCTTTAGAACAGCGTCTTATGTAAGTTTGCTAAACGGCGCTAGTGCAGTGGCTGGAATGCAGCAACAACAAGATTTCTTTGCACTGCAAGATCAATACAGACAGAAAACATTATCGAGTTAGACATGCCAAAAATCCCGTTGTACGCACAAGGCCAAGGAACCGCAGTAGAGCTTGCCACAGGGCGGCTTGGGCCTAAAGCGCCTAGCGCAGCGTTTGAAGCGCCTGGGCAGGCTGTAGCGCGTGCTGGAGAGGCTTTAGGCAGGGCTGGCACCTCTTACGCTCAAAACGCTATGAGGTTTGAAGACGCGCGTAAAAAACTGGAATTTGATTTCCAGATGAAACAAAAGCAAGAGCAAACTCGCAATTTAACTAAGAAATATGAGGCGGCAGTGTTTGCTCAAAGCCAAGATTATATTTTGGGGAATACTGAATCGGATCCTTTTAAAGCAGCAGAGAATCTTGCAAGAGATGTTTATACCCCTTTGACTTCTGAAATAGATGCTCTTGATGTAACGGACAGTCAAAAAACGGCAATCAAAGGCGCTGTTTTTAGTAAGTTTGCTTATCAACATGCCGACATAAAAAAGTCTGCGCACAATCTTGGCACTTTGCAAGGTGGGCAAACCACAAACGATAGTCTTGAGGCTGGTCTTACAGAAGCTGGCACTGCATCAGAGGTAAGCGATTTGTTTGGCATTGTGTCGCGTATGAAGCAAGAAATCCGCGAAGGAAACTTTGCGGGACAGCGCGGTATTGCTTACTCCGAAAAAACCATACAGAAAGAGGCGTATCTGCGTTTTTTTTCTAACGGCATAGCTAACTCTGACAGTGTTGCAACCTTGCAAGAACAACGCGACTTAATTGGCTCGGTGCCAAACATAGCAGAGTCCACCAAAAAGACGCTTGAGGGTTTGATCTCTGGCAGAGAAGCTGACATTAAGGCGGGTCTGCGTGATAATATTTTAGGCTCTATCCTAACAGGAGATTTTGATGAAAGTCAGATGGAGTCGGCAGCGGCGCAGCTACGCACCAGAGGCGCTACTGAGATCAGGATTGAAGGCAAGGAGGGCGAAGATGACCTCGTGATCCCATTTGGCGGCGCTGGGTTTGACTTTCTTACTAGCCTCGCCAACACGCTGGATCGCGGGATTGATGACCTTCAGAACGAGAAGAACCGTTCTCTGATTGAAGAGGTTTCGCCAACGATTGTGGCTATGAACCGCGGTGAGCTTGAAGCCTTGGTTTCGGACGCGCAGTCTGCAAGCGGACAATTTGAAGGCGCTTCACTAACGACAAGAGGTGTTCTTGAGCGGCTGGCACAGGATCGCTTGAACACTATGGATCGTGAGTTGTCGTCAACGATTGAATCTCAAAAAGAGGCGTTGGGTAACATTCTAATAGCCAACAAAGGCATCTTCACAGAAAACGCAACAGAGTTGAGCAACCAGATCAGCGCAAATATTGATATTGTTTCTGACGAAAATGAGCAAATCGGTATCGACTTTGACAACTTTGTGAACGGCATTGCAATGGGTGGTCAGGTTTTTTCTGGCATCAAGTTCAAGTCGGCGGCAGATGGCAACAGCGCAATCCTTCAGTTGACAGAAGAGTTGAAGGGTGCTGACGCCAATGAGGCGGCAGTCCTGCAAACTGCAATCGACAGTCTCACCAAGATGGAGGCTGATAGACAGGCGCAGATTACTAATGACCCTGTAAAATTCATCCAGACAAACCGTGCGCCTGGACAAGAATTAGCCACAACGTCAGAGCTTGTAACTATACAGCAAGGCTTGGGCATAGCTCCTGTAGACATTCGCGTGGCGTCTGATCAACAGATCAGCACGTTTCAAGGTCAATTTAGAAACCCAGAGCTAACAGCACGCGAGAAGTCAGAGCTTGGCATTGAGTTTATTACGCGGTTTGGCGTCGAGCATGAGGGCCGCGTTATGCGCAACCTTATGAACCAAGGCGTGCTTACGCTTGCTGACACATGGATTATCGCCAACCCTGACAATGCCGCAGGTTTTGACATCGACGCAGCTAACCGTCCTGACATTGTAAAGACGCTGAAAGCGGAGCTTGGCAATACAACAGTCAGAGAGATCATGGACGAAGTGCGCGTGCAGAACGGTGAGTACACCGGCAGTGTGATCGGTGGCATGTCAGATACCCTCATATCTCGCGGTGCCACAGGATCTCGTATGTTGCACATCACCGCAATGAATGGCCTGATTCAGAACACCGCTATGTATTACATGCAAGATGGCAAGACGACTGTAAGCGAGGCTGTGGCAAAGGCCATTGATAATGTGGTCAATACGCAGTTTTCCTTTGCAGAAGTAAACGGCAAGCCCTTGCGTATGTTAAAGGGCCTTGAGGGGCAAGCAAAACCTATCTCTACGTTACTTTCTAGGCATGTTACAAGTGAGCCGCTGCGCGAATACATTACTAGCATTGCTCAAATACCGCCGCTTGCAGGGCAAAGTGACGAGGCTGCACGCCTTCAGTTTATGAAAGATTTATCGCAAGGCTACTGGGTTACGACATCTGATCATAAGGGTGCATACTTAGTTGACCAAACCGGCAACATGGTGCCGCGTAAGATTGATCCTACACCGTTTGGACCGGTTGATCCAAAAGATGCCTTCATCACAGTGCGATTTGACCAGCTTATCCCAATAATGGAAACATACAATAAAATCGAACAGCTAAATAGAAAAAGAGAAGCTATGGATAGATTGAGGCTGTTTGATTAATGGTAGACTTTTACGTCCCAGAGCAACAATTTGATAAAAACGCTTTCGATAGTTATTTCGACATATCGAAGGCTGGCACCCTTGATGTGCTTGGCGCTACGCTGGACGAAACCCTTTACTACAACCCTCTCAGCGCATTAAACCGCACGTTTGATCAGTATGCAGGGCCAGGTGCTGACGGACGCCGATTGTCTGCCGAAGAGCATCGTGAAAGCCAATACTACCGTCCTGGCATTGAGGTGGACGAAGATGGCATGACAGAGGGTTTGGCAAATTTGCTTGCTGAACGCTATGACCGTCGTGCTGCGTTTAGATCTACGCTAAACAGATCACGCGGCGGGTTTGGTTTGGGTGCTGCGCAATTTGGCACCATGCTTGCTGGTTCTGTCATTGACCCTTTTAATATTGCAAGCGCCTTCATACCGACGATTGGTGCAGCGCGTATGGCAACGATGGCGGCAAAGTATGGGAAGACAGGCAGTCGATTAATTGGTGGTGCAATTAACGGCGCTGTTGGCGCTGTGCCTTTGGAGGCCGCTATTATCCTGCCCCAAGCCTATCGTGATCAAGATCCTGACTACGGCTTGATGGACAGCTTCCTTAACGTCACTTTTGGCGCTGTGCTTGGTGGTGGACTGCACGCTGGTTTTGGCAAGATTTCAGACCGCATCGAAGCAAGCGCAGTGAAGCGTGAGGCATTGGCGCGTTCTATTGTTGATGCGCTAAACGACCAACCAATTAGTGGTCACAAAATAATAGAGGCAGAAGAAGCAGCAAAAGACGCTGAGATTATTGCCGCTGCAAACGAGCGTTTGGCTAAAGATCGTTCTGTAAGGGGTGTAGAGCCTAGATTTGATCCAAAAACAGGCGACATAGTTGAAGAAACTGTTTTCCGTGGTGATCAAGTGCCTGAGTTTGGTGAGCCGCCTATACGCAAAGGCAAAGCGCGTCCACCGCGTTTACGTGTTGAAGAGCCAAAAACATTAATACAGTACATTAGGGCAAAGGGTGGCATAGACCCCAACAGCCAAGGTGCCGCTGATTTAAAGGAAGTAATACCTGCTGCAAAATCCGGAAAGTTTTATGTTAGTGCCGCGAAGGGTGGCAGGTCTGTAGATGAAATGTTAACTGCCGCCAGAGAAGATGGATATCTGCCAGCGGAGATTGAGGGCGTAGCAGATGATATTGGCATCAACGATCTCATTGATGCTGTACGTGAAGACAAGGCTGGCAACAAACAATACTCCATTGCAGATGCAGATGCTGTGCGTGAATTTGAAAGCGCACAAGACATACAAGATTTCTTGGCAAGAAAGGGCATAGACCCAACCGGCATGACAGACGGAGAGCTTGATCGCGCAATATCAGAAGCTGAGTTTGTCGATCAACAATTGTCGATTGATGCCGTTGATAGAGATGTAGAGCCATCTGCGCTTGAAGGCTCACCTTTAACACAGCAAGAGTCATTAAATGCTCAGAATGAGGCATTGATACAAGACTATGATTTAGGTGTTGATATTGATGGCAAGCCTAAATTAGCTGAGTTGGAAGAATCTGGCATGAACCTGCGTGTGCAGGAGTACCAAGAAACGATTGATGAGATTGCACAGCTAGAGGAAGAGTTGACTATAGCGCGTGCGGATAGCGAAGATGAGTTACCGCAAGATTTTATAGACGACATTGAAAGCGCAGATGCAGCGATACGGCGTGCTGACGAGTACATGCCGGAGGCTGTAAAGCGTGCAGCGGTCTGCGTCTTTGGCAAAAGTGGAGCAGCATCGTGAACACAAAAGAATGCGGCCAGCAGCTTCTAAAGTTTGCACAAGAGAAGAACATTGCCATAGCGCAAGAAGAAATCAATGGCATCGTTAAGGTGATGGAAGAGCTTATCGAAGAGCGTGGTGGTGCCTACAAGGGTGACACTACCCTCAACGATATTACAGGCAAAGCGATTGAGTTTGCGCGGCAGTCTAAGATCAATGCAGCTATTGAGAAACGCAACCGCCTGATTAATGCGCGTCGTTACTTAGCAGTAATGAATGTAATACGCCAAGAGCCAAACAATCCTGGCAAAGCGCTGTCTGCTTTGATGGTGGGTGATGCTAGGCGCACGCTACACAGCGTTGATGCCAAGCAGCGTGGTATTATGGTGGATAATACGCAAGCACTTGTTGTTGCTTTAAGAAACAAAGGACTATTAGATATTTTTCGTTCTAATGAGCTTGATGAAAAGATATATCAAGAGATGTTTGATGGCTTTGGCACAAGCGGTAGTAAAGAGGCGAGACAGATAGCAGAAATTGTAAAGCAAGTGCAGAAACGGTTGCTTGATCGTAAAAACCGCGCTGGCGCTAACATTGGTGAGCTTGAAAACTATGTGGTGCGGCAACATCACGATCCGCTGTTGATCCGTGGCAAAGGCACACAAGAAGACAAGCAAACATGGATTACGTTTGTGCAAGAAAACATGGACGTTGAGAAGACGCTTGAGAACAAGCCGCGTGGCATGTCTGTCGAAGACTACCTTGGCGGTATGTGGGACAACCTTGTTAGCGGTAATCACATGAAGGCTGATGGCGTTGATGCTATGGGTGGCAGTGATCAATCCAGAGCTATGCGTCCATTGCAATTTACTGGCCCTGTCAATCTTGCCAAAAGAATGAGTGCGCAGCGTATTATCCATTTCAAAAGCGGCCAGTCTGCACTAGCTTATGCAAATAAGTATAGTCGAATGAAATTATCACAAGCGATATATCAAGGCATTTCTCATGATGCACAGGCTATAGGATTGCTTGAAACTTTTGGCACTAACCCTAGAGCCATGTTTGAACGTATCCTTACAGAGATTCGTCCCAAAGGCATAAGTAGGGCAATTAAAGAAAATCGTCTTAAAAATGAGTTTGCAGAATTAGATGGCACTACTCGCGCTTTAGGGGCTACGCAAACTATTGGCAACACCAGCGTAACATATGCCGGAATTGCTGCTGGATTTCGCATGGTGCAATCTATGGCAAAGCTAGGCTTTGCTACCATTTCATCCTTTTCGGATATCGCAACAAAAGCTGCGTTTATTAATTCTAATACAGAGCGTAACATTTTTGGCTCTTATGCTGTTGCTTTGCGTGATACCTTCCGGTTGTTTAATAGTGAGCAACAAAAAGAACTAGCTTATTTGGTTGGTGTTGGCATCGACAACGAGCTTGCTGATGTTCACGCTAGGTTTGGCGCTAATGACAGTGGCCCTGGAATGATGTCCAAGGCGCATCAATTATATTTTAAATTAAACGGTATGCAGTGGTGGAACAACACTCAAAAGGTTGGGGTGGCACGCATGTTGGCTGCAGATCTTGCCAACTATTCTAATCGTGCATTTGATCAAGTCCCAGCAGAAACCCGCAGATTGCTTGCCCTTTACAATATTAACGAAGGTGAGTGGGGTCTGTTCCGTGGCTTGGAAATGAAAGCCGCTGATGGCCGCAACTATCTTGTGCCTGACTTGGTTGAAAACATACCTGATGCTAAACTTGACCCGCTAATTGCAGAACGCGTAGGGCGGCTAGACATTACTGACAAAATGCGTCGAGATTTTCGTGATGACTTGCGCACTAGGATAGCTGCATATTATGCAGACAGTGCAGACGCGGCAATCCCAACACCAGGCGCTAGAGAGCGTGCGCTGATGAATCAAGGCTCACCACGCGGCACTGTTACAGGTGAAGCATGGCGTATTGTTATGCAACTGAAAGGCTTTCCTATTACTTACGTTACAAAAGGTTTGGGGCGGCAAAAAGCAATGTCAGGTTATTATGGTGTTGCTAAAATGATGGTTGGAACGACGATGATGGGGTATGTTTCGGTTACTATGAAAGACATTCTCAAAGGCAAAGAGCCTATGGAAGTGTTTGGTGATGATTACACCCTTAACACAGATTTGCTTTTTCGTGCATTTACACAAGGTGGCGGTGCTGGCATTTACGGCGATTTTATTTTTGGAGAATTTAATAGATATGGACAAGGCCCACTAGAAACACTGATGGGGCCATCGCTAGGTACAGCAGCAGATGTACTAAAAATTTGGGGTAAGTTTAGGTCTGGCGACGACGCAGCGGCTGAAACTGTGCGCTTGGCTTTCCGCAACATTCCTGGTGCTAACATATTCTATGCCAAATTGGCATTAGACTATCTGTTTATGTACGAGCTTACAGAGTTTGCAAATCCAGGCTATTTCAAGCGCATGGAACGTCGCATGGAGAAAGACACTGGGCAAGAGTTTTACTTCCCACCATCGCAGTATGTACGATAGTGTGAAAATAGGGTATAAATACCTCAAGGAGCAAGGGCATGACGGTTAGCAGCACCACTACAAAAAGTTCGCATTCGGGGAATGGTGTTCTTGATACCTTTGCCTATGCCTTTAAAATCTTTGCAGACGATGACTTGGTTGTTATCATCCGCACCAACTCTACTGGTGCTGAAGCCACTAAGACAAAGACAACGCATTATACGGTTACAGGTGTTGGCAGCGCGTCTGGTGGCAACGTCGTATTTACCAGCGGCAACATTCCAGCGTCAGGTGAAACTGTTGTTATCAAAAGAAGTTTAACCCTTACGCAAGCTACCGATTATGTAGCCAATGACCCGTTCCCTGCCGATAGTCACGAGGATGCGCTTGATCGTTTGACCATGATTGCGCAACAGCAACAAGAGGTGTTTGACCGTGCTGTTGTTTTGCCAGCGACAGACACGGCGTCAACGACCATTCCCAATTCTGTAACCCGTGCCAGCAAATACTTGGCGTTTGATTCCAGTGGCAATCTTACTGCGGCAGCAGGAACGGCTGACGTGACTCCCATAGGGTCTGTTATGGAATCTGTGGTTGGTGCTTCTACTTTAAACACTGCTCGTACTGAATTACTTAGCGGAACAAATATTTCAGTAAACACTGCCAATACTATTACGACTCTTAATTCTAACGGCGATCTGACTTTGACGCCTAACGGCACCGGTACTGTAATTGTTAGCACTGACCTAGATGTTGATAACATTAACATCAATGGCAATACTATCAGCAGCACTGATACGAACGGTAACATAACGTTAGACCCCAATGGCACGGGCAGTGTTGCAATAACCTCGGCTAATCTTGTCTTAACTAGCGGTAACGGAATTGATTTTAGTGCAACAGCCGACAGTTCCGGCACGGCAGCGTCTGAAGTTTTTGATGACTACGAAGAAGGTTCTTTTACGCCTACATGGGCGAGTGGTCTTACATCAATTTCATACACCAGCCAGGTTGGCAGATATGTAAAAATTGGCACTTTTGTTTATTGCCAAATACTTCTTGATGCTAGCAGTGCGACCAAGGCCAGCAGTCAGGTCAAGATTGGTGGTCTGCCGTTTACATCAGCAAATGTAACAAACTCACATGGCAGTGGTGTATGTGCAGCCACGGCAGGTGGCTTTGACATCGGCGACGGTGTTGTGTTTGAGATTCAAAGCAACGACACAGAGTTGATTTGGCATAGCCAAAGTGGTGCGGATTATGCGGGAACCTCTTTGAGCGATCAAAATGCACCTATGAAATTTACTGCCACCTACATCTCAGCTTAATACGAGGTAACAATGTCATTAACAAAAGAGTTTGAATACGATTGTGAAGTACGCGGGCCTTACAAAGCTGTGCAAGTTCGCAAAACCACTATTATAAAAGATAGCGGCGCAGAGATAAGCAGGACTCACCACCGGCATGTTTTGCAATGCCGTGATAAGTCTAGCGGATCATGGGCAGACACAGATATTTCTTCTGAAGATTCGTCTGTGCAGGCAGTATGTAATGCGGTGTGGACTTCTCAGGTAAAAACCTCTTATCAAACGTTCAAAGATTCCTTGAACAAGGGGTAATAATTAATGACTGTAAGTGCAGGTTCTGTCGCTTATAAACTATACACGGGCGATGGCAGCACGCATGTTTTCGCTTACACGTTTCGCATTTTTAAAGAGACAGAACTACTTGTATTAATTAGAAATAATACAACCGGCGCTATACATATAGCAACAGACAATGCGCGTAGCGGCAGTTATGATCCTGACACGCATGTCGGCGGCCAAGGTTTGAATACAGCTTATATTCTGTCTGGCGTAGATTCGGCTAGTGGCGGCAATGTAACATTCAAGTACGATACGGGCAGCCCATCAGACGCGCATTATAGTGGCACAGATTACAGGCCGCAGTCTGGTGAAAGCGTCATTATTATCAGGTTGCCAACGGTAAGCCAGGAAACAGATTATGTAGTGGGCGGCGCGTTTCCTGCCGAGTCACATGAAGATGCACTTGATAAGCTGACATTCCATGTGCAGCGTTTAGAAGACAAGGTAAACAAAAGCATTCAAAGGTCAGAGGCTGACACTGGCGTTGTTGGCAGCAGCATAGATAAATCTTTATCAGTATTGCCTGACCACGCTACCCTAAAGGGCAAAGTTCTATCGTTTAATTCAAGCACTGGGGCAACAGAGGCAACGATAAGTGCAGCGGATGTTACGTTGCTAACAAGTTCTCAAACATTAACAAACAAAAGTTTATCAGCACCCATTCTTAGCGGCTCTTCCAGTTCGGCTGGATCTATCCTGTTTAAAGAAGACACAGACAACGGCACCAATGCAGTTACATTAATTGGGCCAGCGTCTACAGCAGACATTACAATAACGCTGCCAGCTAACGCAGGCACTATTGCCTTAACGTCTGACATACCTACAAGCGGCATATCTAGTGGCAATATTGCAACATTTACAAGTGGTGTAGTTGACGATGATTTCCTGCGCATAACTGGCACTGCTGTAGAAGGCCGATCAGCGTCTGAGGTTTTGTCTGATATTGGCGCACAAGCTAGTTTGACCTTTGGCATTGGTGATGCGAATGCTGTCAAAATTGACAGTGCTTCAGTAGCAGATGATGAGTATGCACGCTTTACATCCAGCGGTTTGGAAAGCCGGTCAACATCAGAGGTTCTGTCTGACATTGGCGCTATAAGCACGTCAAGCACTGACACCCTTACAAATAAAACGCTAACCAGTGCAGTGTTGAACGACACTATTTCCGGCACCAGCATTAAAGATGAAGACAACATGGCGTCTGACAGCGCCAGTCATTTGGCCACACAACAGTCCATCAAAGCCTACGTTGATGCAGAAATTTCTGGAGTTTCAGCAGGTGATATTACTGGCGTTACGGCTGGCACAGGGCTGTCTGGCGGCGGTTCTTCTGGTGATGTTACCCTTAATGTTGATACTGGTATATCAAACGGCCAGATAGCGGCCTTTACCAGCGGTGCTGTAGACAACGATTTCCTCAGAATAGATGGCACAGCCATCGAAGGGCGTTCTGCTTCTGAAGTGCTGTCAGACATCGGTGGTCAGGCTAGTCTGACATTTGGCATATCCAATACCAATGCCGTAAAGATTGACAGCGGTGATGTCGCAGATGACGAGTATGCACGATTTACAGCAAACGGTCTGGAGAGTCGGTCAACCAGCGAGGTGTTGTCTGACATAGGCGCACAGGCATCACTTACCTTTGGCATATCAAATACCAACGCGGTCAAGATCGACAGCGCATCTGTTGCTGACGATGAATATGCGCGGTTTACTGCAAACGGCTTAGAGAGCAGAGCAACATCTGAGGTTCTTTCGGACATAGGCGCAATAACAGCTAGTTCCTCTGATACACTTACAAACAAAACGATAGATGCTTCCCAATTATCTGGCACAGTCGCCAACGCTAGATTGGACGCGCAACTTCAAGATGTGGCTGGCCTCGCTGTAACAGACGGCAACTTTATTGTGGGTGATGGCAGCAACTTTGTTGCAGAGTCCGGTGCTACTGCCAGAACAAGTCTGGGGCTTGGCACTGCAGCGGTGCTGGACACAGGTATATCGAATACGAATGTCCCAAAGTTTACGTCCGGTGTTGCAGACGATGATTTTCTACGAGTAAACGGAACAGATATCGAAGGTCGCTCTGCCTCTGAAGTTTTGTCTGACATAGCGGCCATGCCACTGGCTGGCGGCACGTTTACAGGCGATGTCACCTTCACTGGCGATGTTGTTGCGATTACTTCAACGGATGCCGGTACAAGTGCTGCACCTTCGTTACAGCTTTACCGCAATAGTTCATCCCCTGCCGATGACGATGACATTGGTCAAATACAATTTTTCGGACAAAATGATGCGGGAACTCCTGAAAAAATTGAGTATGGCCGTATAGATGTGAAAATTGAGGACGCTTCTGACGGAACAGAGGATGCCGCTCTTGACTTAGTTGCAATGCGTAGCGGTGCAGCCACTATTTATCAAAGGATGGCGTTCGGTCTAAGTCAGTTTTACAAGACAATTTATCTTGGCACTAACGTAGATATTACGTTTGAGGGTGATAATTATAACGACCACGAAACCACGTTGACCGTTGCTGACCCAACAGGTGATCGTACCATCACGTTTCCCGACGCCACCGGTACAGTAGCCCTGACCAACGGCAACGCAGTTCTTCTGAACACGACGACGGTCAGCAGTGGAGTGTCCAGCGTTGATTTTGGGTCGAGCCTAATTACTGATACTTACAACGATTATCTGCTAGTCGTATCGGGGGCAACAGTTTCGGCATTGACTAGACTGAGGATGCGATTAGGCACAAGCAACGCTCAAGACACAAGCACTATTTATGTAAGTCGTGTAGTGACGGAGGGTCGTGCTTTAGATCACACAGCGACCTCTACAGATGCTCCTTCTAGGTTTATAAACACAAATAATGCCGGACAATGGAACCTAACCGGAGACAGCACATACGAAACAAGCCCTTCTTCTACCGCACAATTCAACGCTGTAATTCGTCTATCAAATTTGCGTTCAACTGCTTTTCACAAAACATTTCAAATAGAATCCATGACACACATTGTTCAAGATCACAGCGGCGGCACAGATGATGGGCAAGACTATTATCAAACAGTAAGACTAGGAGGCGGCGTCTATAAAAGCACAACAGCCGTCAACTTTATCCGTTTTTATGAGCATGATTTTAGCACTCAGATAGATGGCGGCACTTTCAGTTTATACGGATTACCGGCATGAGCAAACGATACTTAGATGGCGTTCTGGTTGACGCGGCAAAGGGTGACACTGCTGATGTGCCTACAGACGCAGAAAAGCTAGATGATATACGTCAGAGCCGTTGGCCTTTGTTAGAAGAGGCCGACATTGAAATCTACAAACTGGAAGATGCTGGCGGCAACACGGCAGCTTGGCGCACTTACAGGCAGCAACTACGCGATGTAACCAAGCAATCTGATTTGAACAACATTAGCTGGCCTAGTAAACCATGAGCAAGTCAACGGTATTATCTGTGCAATCACAGCTAGACACTCACGAGGCAGTCTGCGCGGAGAGGTGGAAGGAAACCATTTTGCGCATTAAACGTATTGAACATATCATGATAGGTGCTGCTGGCACGATTATAGTGTTGTTGCTGGGCATCATAGTGAGTGGATGATTCATGTGTTCTTGCTTTTTGTATATTTAGGCGTTGGTAAGGATAAGAGCCTAGTTAGTAACGATATGTATTTTCGCAGTGTTGATGACTGCGTGTACTTTGCACAACGGTTGCACAGACAGGGAAACAACATCACTGCTTATTGTTTGCCGAAGCTGGTAGATGACAAGGTAAGGGTCTACTGATGCTTGCGGAACTTGCAGCAGCCAATGCGGCATTTGCCGTTATTAAACAATGCGTTAGCAACGGTAAAGAAATAGCTGCTGCTGGCAGTGCAATCGCACAATTTGTTGGCGCAAAAGAAAAGCTACAACAAAAAGCACAGAAAAAGGGCGGCGGTTCTGATCTTGAAGAGTTTATGGCTCTTGAGCAAATCCGGCAGCAGGAAGCAGAACTCAAACAATTTATGATTTATGCTGGTCGCCCAGGTTTGTGGAATGACTGGCAACGCTTTCAAGCAAAGGCTAGGGTAGCAAGACGGGAAGCAGAACAGGAGCGTACAAGAAAACGTAAGCACCATTTTGAGGTTGCTATCATTACGTTTCTTTTGATTGTATTTGCTTGCATATTGGCTTCTGTTGTTCTCATAATTTTGCATGTACAGGGGAGACTGTGATGGAAGTAACGATGGAGCGGTTCTTGGCGTGGAAGATTTTGCCGCGCTTTATGATGTTTACGATGACGTTTATGTATATCAGGGTTATCGAATGGTTCATTTCGCTGCCGCCTAATGCAATGACTTCACAGGCTACAGCACTAACAGCTACTGTGACCGGCGCAATGACCGGCGCTTTCGCTGTCTGGCTAGGGTCTGAGAAGTGAACACGGTCTGGGTGGTAATATTGGTTACTGCTGTTTCGCCGTTTAACTACAACGTCGCGCCATTGATTGATGCTGATACTTTAGAAGAGTGCCACCGGAAGGCGGTTTACATAGAGCATGATATCCAACGTAGCGACAACCAAGAGATGATTTGCATTAAGGTGGATTCTTCCAAATGATACAGGCATTGATACCAATTGTAGGCGACCTAGCGAGTGGCTGGCTCAAGGGCAAGGCAGATGAAAAGGCTGCGCAGTCTAGGGTCAAGGTAGCCAAGGCAGAGGCTGAAGCAGAGGTCATGAAAGTTGCCGCCACGCATGAAGCTGGCTGGGAAAAAATTATGGCTGAAGCCAGCAAAGATAGCTGGAAAGATGAGGCATGGACTATTTTATTTATAGTTATCATAGCCATGTGCTTCATCCCGCCGCTACAGCCCTATGTAGAACGTGGGTTTGCGGCACTAGAAACCACGCCAGATTGGTTTCAGTGGGCTATGTATGCTAGTATAGCTGCATCATTCGGTCTTAGAGGCATAAAGGGATTGAAAAAGTGATGGCAAAGAAACCTGGCTTATATGCAAATATCCACGCAAAACGTAAGCGCATTGCTGCTGGCTCTGGAGAAAAAATGCGCAAGGTTGGTAGCAAGGGTGCGCCTACTGCTAAAGCATTTAAACGATCTGCAAAAACTGCCAAGAAAAAGAAGAAATGAACAAAGATAAGCTACGTCAAGAGCTTGCAGAGGACGAGGGCTGCAAGTACGAAGTGTACCTCGATCACTTAGCACTACCCACGTTCGGTCTGGGCCATCTAATAGTGGAAGATGATCCAGAACACGGTCAGCCTGTTGGCACACCTGTCTCTGAGGAGCGTGTGCGTCAGGCATTTTCTCTTGATGTTGCTGTCACGATTGATGAGTGCAAAGTGCTGTATCCTGACTTTGATGATCTGCCAGAAGAGTGCCAACTTATTATTGCAAACATGATGTTTAATATGGGAAGGCCGCGTCTCTCCAAATTTAAGGGTATGAAGGCTGGTGTAGATGCTAGAGATTGGAACAGGGCGGCAGACGAGATGGTGGACAGCCGCTGGCACGATCAAGTCCCCAACAGGGCCAAGCGACTTGTCAAACGTATGAGGGCTTTGTCTGATGGCTAAGACGCCAGCATGGCAACGTAAGGCTGGCAAGAATCCCAAGGGTGGCTTGAACCGGAAGGGCAGAGCATCTGCCAAGCGGCAGGGCATGAACCTAAAGGCACCTGTGAGGAAGGGTGACAACCCACGCAGGGCCAGTTTTCTAGCGCGTATGGGTGGCATGAGGGGGCCGGAACGAGATGCGAAGGGCAAACCTACCAGGCTCCTGCTTAGTCTCAGGGCATGGGGTGCAAGCAGCAAAGCTGACGCAAAGAAGAAGGCTGCTGCTATCTCCAAAAGAAACAAAGCCAAAAAAGGTAAGTCAAAAAAATAAGGGGGCAAAACCCCCCTATTTATCCCCCCCATATTTCTCTGGGTGAAGACAGCCAAGGCATATATCCTCACCAGTGCCTAGCGTAACCCAGTTGTTTTCGAAGTAATCACATTGCTTGCCGCAGTATGCGCAGTTAAACAACATGGATCTTCTTGTAGATTTGTGAGTTTTTGCTTTTGTGGCTTTGCGGTTCTTCTGGGCCAAATTCACGCTCCTTCAACTCGTCAACAAGATGCTCTGCTTTTTCTAGCCAGCTTGTGAATTCT